GATGAGTCACCAGCACAAGTAAGTGATAAAATCAAAGATATTTTATTTGCTAAGTCAGCAGAAAAAATATCAGACGTGAGACCCCAAGTGGCTGCTTCTGTTTTTGATGATCCTCAGTTAGAAACAGAGGTTGATTCAGAGGAATCTGAAGAATAATAAATAACATTAATAAGTCGTCTACTCTATAATAATGTCTGCTTTAACTCCAGTAGGAATTTCGCAATCAGTTTCATCTTCTGACTCTTCAACTGCTGTAACTTTACCTATCAGTCAAAAAACTGATACTATTAGGGTAGTTGCTGAAACTGCAGGAGTTCATGTTGCTATTGGAGTTACTCCTACAGCAACTAATTCAAACTTTTATGTTTCTACAACTGGAGCATCAGAGATTGCTATTGGTAAACCAGCATCTCAAAGAGTTGTGGGTATTACTACGGGTGTTACCACGATTATTGATTTCCCAGAAGGAACAGGTTCTCCTTTTGCCGTAGGTGATGCAGTAACACTTACATCGGGAACTCAAATCTCTCAACCATACTACAACTTTACTCACAAAGTTGTAACGGCGATTAACACTGGAAACATTCAATCTGGTGGATTTTTTAATACCAGAATTACTGTTAATAATGATTCTTCAGGAATAGTTACTGCTTTCAATCCAGATAATTACACTGAACTTAGAAAATCAATATCGGTTGCCGTCAAAACTCAAAGCGGTACTGGTTTAGCACACATCCAACAAGTACAGGTATCTTAAGAACAATGAAACTTATCAGAGAAGAAATCGAATCAGTAGATTTTATCGTTGAAGAACGCAACGGTAAGAAGCATATGTTCATTGAAGGCATCTTTCTTCAAGGTGAGATGCAAAATAGGAATGGAAGAATGTATCCTATGAGTGTCCTGAGAAAGGAAGTTCAAAGATACAATGAGAATCATATTCAGTCAGGTAGAGCACTTGGAGAACTTGGACATCCAGATGGTCCAACTGTTAATTTGGACCGCGTTAGTCACAAAATCGTTTCGCTAAAGGAAAACGGAACTAACTTTATTGGTAAAGCAAAAATCCTTTCTACTCCGATGGGTAAAATTGCAGAGTCTCTCATCAGTGAGGGCGTTAAACTTGGCGTTTCTTCTAGAGGAATTGGATCTCTAAAAGCAACAAGAGAAGGTATAAATGTTGTTGGCGATGACTTCATGCTTTCTACTGCTGCAGATATTGTAGCAGACCCTTCTGCACCTGATGCTTTCGTTGAAGGTATCATGGAAGGTAAAGATTGGGTATGGGATGGAGGCATTCTTCGTGAGAGGGCAGCCGTCAAAACATACAAACAGATCAATACTTTAGTTGATCAAGGTCAATTGGATGAACAGAAATTGAATCTGTTCAATAATTTCCTTAATAACCTGTAAGGTTACTAAATTATAAATAAATATAGATTAAATAAGGTTAATCGGAGTAAGTTCAAATGTCTCGTGGAGATTTACAAGAAATGGAGCAATCTAAAACTGCTGTGAACGCGAACGCTAAAGCTGGCGATGCCATGCCTAAAATGGTTGATCCAGGTACACAACTAGCGTCTGTTGAAGATCTCGGTGGTCCAACCCCCGAGAACTACAAGCCAGATAATGATTCAGCAAAACTCAAAGAACCCAAGATTAAGACCGTCCATGACGTTGTTAATCGTGGTGCCAAGGCTGCTGATGCAATGGCAAAAATGTCCAAAGAAGAAACTGAAGTCGAAGAGGAGGTCCTTGAAGAGGATCAAGTTGATGAGACTGAAGAAGTCATCGAAGAGGAATCCTCTGAAGATGATGGTATTGATATCGATGAAGATGTCAATGCTCTTCTTGGTGGCGAAGAACTCTCCGAAGAGTTTAGAGAAAAAGCAAAGGTTATCTTTGAAGCCGCTCTTAACTCTAAAGTAAAGGAAATCCAGGAAGCTCTGGAAGTCCAATATGCAGAACAACTGCAAGAAGAAAAAGAAGGTCTTAAGGAATCACTCACTACAAGAGTTGATTCGTATCTTGAGTACGTCTGCGAAGAGTGGATGACCGAGAATGCACTTGCTGTTGAAGCAGGTCTTAAAACCGACATGACCGAATCATTCCTTGCCGGAATGAAGGGTCTTTTTGAAGAACATTATGTAACAATCCCTGAAGAAAAATATGATGTGCTGGAAAGCATGGTAGACAAACTTGATGAAATGGAGACCAAGCTCAACGAGCAGATCGATAAGAATATTTCCCTAAACAAGCGTCTCGCAGAGTCGGTTGCCGATGGTATCTTAGATCAAATTTCTGAAGGTCTTGCACAGACCCAGAAAGAGAAGCTCGCTTCACTTGCCGAAAGTGTTGAGTTTGAAAGTGAAGAAGAATATCGTGGAAAGCTGGAAACATTGAAGGAGTCATATTTCTCCTCAACAACAACTTCAGCCCCTAAAGCATCCCAACAAACCCTTTCTGAGGGAGTAGATACTACAGATGCACCTGTTAAAGCAGGTATGGATCAGTATCTTAAAGCACTGGGTGCTTTTAAATAGTGAACACAAAATTGATTCAAACAAACACTAAAAATTTTTAAAAGAGGTAAAGCAAATGTTCCAATCCGAACATCTGCAGGAAAAGTGGAGTCCCCTTCTCGATTATGAGGGTCTTGATCCAATCAAAGACGCTCATCGTAGATCGGTAACCGCAGTCCTGCTCGAAAACCAAGAAAAGTTCCTTAAAGAGGAAGCAGCATTTAGTCAGGGTATCAACCTGATGGAAACCCCCACCAATAGCGGCAATGCTGCTGGTGCGTCTGGTGGTTTCAGTGGTACTGCCCCCGCAACCGGCCCTGTTGCTGGTTTCGACCCCGTACTGATCTCCTTGATCAGACGCGCAATGCCTAACTTGGTCGCATATGACCTTGCTGGCGTTCAACCGATGAACGGTCCTACTGGACTGATCTTCGCAATGCGTTCCCGCTATAACAATCAGAGCGGAAACGAGACATTCTTCGATGAAGTCGATACCGCATTCTCCGGTCAGGACGACGGTTTCAACCTGGAAGCAGGTTTTGCCGATGGCCCTGTTGGTCTTGGTACTACTTCACAAGGTTCAGGCGGTAATCCTTCCGTTCTTAACCCCGTTGGTACTGCAACCACGAACCCCTCACCATACAACGTTGGTGAAGGTATGGTTACAGGTGACTCTGAGAACCTGGGAGCAGGTACTGGAGATCACTTCAACCAGATGGCATTCTCGATTGAGAAAGTCACTGTAACCGCCAAGTCAAGAGCTCTGAAAGCAGAGTACTCCTTGGAACTGGCACAAGACCTTAAGGCAATTCACGGTCTTAACGCTGAAGCAGAACTTGCTAACATCCTCTCTACTGAAATCCTTGCGGAAATCAACAGAGAAGTTATCAGAACCATCTATAAGGTTGCTGAACAGGGTGCTGTTTCTAACACCGCTACTCAAGGCGTATTTGACCTTGACGTTGACTCCAACGGTCGTTGGTCTGTTGAGAAGTTCAAAGGACTTCTTTTCCAAATCGAAAGAGACGCCAACGCGATTGCCCAGCGCACTCGTAGAGGGAAGGGCAACATGGTTCTGTGTTCCGCAGACGTTGCTTCCGCTCTGACTATGGCAGGAATCCTGGATTATACCCCTGCTCTGAACTCCAACCTTAACGTTGACGACACCGGCAATACTTTCGCTGGTACTATCAATGGTAAGTTTAAGGTCTACATCGACCCATACGCTGCAAACTTGACCAGTGGGAATGCTCCTTCTGCCTCCGGTAACCAGTATTACGTCGTTGGTTATAAGGGTTCTTCCCCTTATGACGCTGGACTGTTCTATTGTCCTTATGTTCCTCTCCAGATGGTTCGCGCCGTTGGTGAGAACACCTTCCAACCCAAAATTGGCTTTAAGACCCGTTATGGTCTTGTTGCTAACCCATTCGCTGAAGGAACCACTCAGGGACTTGGCAGACTTCGTATTAACTCTAACCGTTACTACAGAAGAGTTGCTGTTAAGAACCTTATGTGATCCATTAGGATACACAACACTGGGACCCGCAAGGGTCCTTTTTTTTATGTCAAGAGATAAATAACTAAAAAGATTATGGCAGGTCAATCACGAAAACTTGGAACTGCTGCTCAAGTAAGAACCAGACAACCAATTAGAGGTGGTTCTTTAGAAAAAGAAAGAGTAGCAAAATTAAAACAAGTTGCTGATAGAAACTTTCTTCAACCTTCTGGGTTTAAGATGATTATATCAAGATCGCCTAAAGTTGCTTTCTTTGGTAATGCAGTAAATATTCCTGAGTTGATTTTAGGAACTACTATACAACCAACTGCTGGTCTTAAGAACATCAATAGACCTGGAGAGATTATTGAGTTTGGTGATTTAAATTTAAGGTTTTTGGTAGATGAAAACTTAGAAAACTATATTGAAGTACAGAACTGGATAAGAGGTATTGGTTTTCCAGAATCGCTAGATCAAATTTATGATTTTCAAGACAATACAGAAGGAGTTGCTAGACCAGACTTACAAACAGGTCTGAATCTATATTCTGATGGAACTCTTCTAGTGTATGATTCGATGATGAATCCAAACTTCAAAGTTCATTTTCAAGATATGTTTCCTTACTCTTTGACTACTCTACAGTTTGATGCTACACTTTCCGACACGGAATACTTTACAGCAGAGGTTAGTTTCAAGTATACTATATACAACATTGAATCCGTTGGTTGTTGTGCATGATTGACCTTGTGACTATACAAGGCATGTGGGAAAAGGACTCAAAGATTGATCCAGATAATTTACATACTGAATCACTCAATATTCCAGTTCTACATGCCAAATATTATGATGTATATAATAACTTAATGCTTCTGAGGAAGAAAGCAGAGCAACAAAGAAAAAATACTAGACACGAAAGATATGAGTACTATTCTGGAAAAGCAGACCTAGATGTATATGCAGAGAATCCATTTCCTAAAAAGATTAGAGATAAGGACACTATGCAAAAATATTTGGACGCGGATACAAAACTCTCAGGATTTTCGTTGAAGATAGAATATTATGATACGATGTTGAGATATATTGAAGAGATACTCAAACAAATAACTAATAGAACATATCAAATTAAAAACGCCATAGAGTTCATGAAGTTTTCTTCAGGGTTAGGATAATGGAGGAGGAGCAACCGGAATATGATTATACTGTAAACTTAACCATACAGGATATTCATCTTCTACATCATTGTGTTCTTGAGCGCATACGATTATGGGAAGGTTCTCCGTCTAGGCATCCAACAGAACAAGAACATCTTTGGTATTTGAGAGATTCATTATACCGAATGATACTAGAATATAAGTTTGACAATATGTAATAAATATTTCCAGGTAAGAGTATATTATGGCTGACCTGGTGATACAGAAGGTGAACGAAGTTTACCTGAAGATTAATACTGAACCTCATGTCGAATATGAACTGAGAGATAGATTCACTTTTGAGGTTCCAAATAAAAAGTTTATGCCTCAGTACAGAAGTAAGTACTGGGATGGATATGTACACTTATTCAATATGAAGACTAAGAGAATCTATGTTGGTCTCTTGGATAAGATTGTAGCATTTTGTGAGCAGGCAGGATATTCATATCAGTTTGAAGATAATAAATTTTATGGTCCTCCATTTGAGGTCAATCAAATGATTTCAGAGGAAGGAGTCAAAGACTTTATGGGGACAATCACTAATCTCAAACCAAGAGATTATCAGATTGATGCTGTTCATGATGCATTGAGATATAATAGAAAACTTCTTATATCTCCAACTGCATCTGGCAAGTCATTCATGATCTATACGATTGTGAGATACTTTGTTAACTCAGGCAGAAAGATACTTCTTGTAGTACCCACTACATCGCTTGTAGAGCAGATGTTTAAGGACTTCCAGGACTATGGGTGGAATGCGGAGAACTACTGCCATAGAATCTATGCAGGACGTGAGAGAATCAATACTAATGAAGTAACTATTACTACCTGGCAGTCTGTGTATCAGTTAGATAGAAAGTTCTTTGAGGACTATGATGTGGTGATTGGTGATGAGGCGCACCTTTTTAAAAGTAAGTCTCTTGTCGGGATTATGGACAAGTTACACCATGCTAAGTATAGATATGGATTCACAGGTACTTTAGACGGCACACAGACGCATAAGTGGGTGTTAGAGGGTCTCTTTGGTCCATCATATAAGGTCACTCAAACAAAGAAACTAATCGATCAAGGTCACCTTGCTACACTTGATATTCAATGTCTTGTATTGAAGTACAAACCAAAGAAGTTTCAAACTTATGAAGATGAGATTCAGTTTCTTATATCACATGAAAAAAGAAACAACTTCATTAAAAATCTATCAATAGATCTAAAGGGTAATACCTTGATTCTATTCAGTCGTGTTGAAGCACACGGTAAGGTACTTTTTGAATTAATAAATAAAAATGTAGATGAAGGAAGAAAAGTATTCTTTATTCATGGTGGTGTAGACGCCCAAGATAGAGAACACGTAAGAGCGATTACTGAACTGGAAAAGGATGCAATCATTGTTGCTTCTTATGGAACATTCAGCACAGGAATTAATATCAAGAACCTTCATAACGTAATATTTGCCTCTCCATCCAAATCTCGTATACGCAATTTACAAAGTATTGGTAGAGTCCTGCGAAAAGGCAAAGATAAGTCCAAAGCAAAACTTTATGATATTGCTGATGATTTAACTAGTGGTTCTAGGAAAAATTATACCTTAAACCATTTTATCGAAAGAGTGAAAATATATGTTCAAGAACAATTTAACTATGACATCATATCCATTGATATAAAAGACTAGCAAAGGAGATTAATTTATGATTGAAGATGATTTTTATGC